ATTTCACCACAGTCACGTCGCCACACTGAAGAAGAACTAGAAGCACTGAAAGCATATAAAGAAAACCATCCTGGTGAATCTCATGACCCAACTCCCCTAGAGTTGTACTGTGATACCCATCCAGATGCTTCTGAGTGCAGAGTTTATGATGACTGAACCAGTTACAGAACTGGCACAAACCCCTTGACTTATGTCAGGGGGTTTTTTATTATGGATAAGTCTTGAAGGAATGCTATGCCTCTCACTCACTTGGAACACCCTGAAGACACCATCTTGACTGGTGACCTCAGTGTTTTTGATTTGATGTATGAAAGGGATAGCAATATCTCTGTGAAGATTGATGGATGTCCTGGCATTGTATGGGGCACTAATCCTGAGAATGGAAAGTGGTTTGTTGGCACCAAGAGCGTGTTCAACAAAAAGAAAATCAAGATATGTTATGAGGTTGAGGACATCTTCAGTCTTTATAGTGTAGACACACATGCAGAACTGATTGAGGTTCTCTGTGCTTGCTACCTGAACCTTCCTGAGACTGATGGTGTCTATCAGGGTGACTTCATTGGATTTGGTGGTTCTGATACATATCTTCCCAATACCATCAGGTATGATTTTCCTGAACTAGTTGAGGAGAATATCATTATTGCTCCCCATACTTATTATGTTGGGGATGTACTTAATCAGATGGAACCTCTTCCTCTTGAGGGTGAATTAATCAGCACTGACAAGTGTCTCTTTGTGCAACCCACTGTTGATAGGGTGGTTGGGGACATCTCTCCATTGATGATTAATGCTGATGGGATCAAGTTCCTGTCCAAGAAAGATGCAGCAGATGCTAAGAAGTGCATCAATGCTTTGATTGCAGCAGGACAAGAACTGACTGATGAGGTTCTGACCCATATCTTGGGGTGCAATAAACTTGCTAACTTGTATCAGTTGGCAATAGAAATCAAAGAGGACTTGATAGACTCTATGATTGTGTATGGTTGCCCCAAAGCACACATCAATGGTGAACAAATCAATCAAGAGGGCTTTGTGATGGTCAACAAGTATGGTATGATTAAACTTGTTGATAGGGAAGTCTTCTCCTATGCAAACTTCACTCAAGGTAAATTCTCATGACTGATAAACTCCTCCAAAGCATGGACACAGATGAATTTGAACTCTTTATGGAGATCTGTGAAATAGAAGCAGAGAAGCTTGGAATTACAGTAGATTATTATCTTGAGGAATTTGTGTGAACCAAAGAGAAAGGATCATCCTTGCCCTGATGCAAATTGAGAACCTGCTTGAGTTGTCAAAGGGTTTGCAGTACACTGGATTCCTGACATCACACCTGCTTCCAATCAAGTATGAATATGAGAGGCAGCTGGTCCTCTTGACACCAGCATCCAAACCTGCTACAGTTCAAACAGTATCCCCAGAGGTCAATGGCTAAATTTTTGTACATTGTGGACCACTTTGTTCCCTTCCCACAATCAGAATTTGGTGGTGTGTGGAATGTAGTGGCAGACAGTGATGAGCAATGCTTCGACTTGATTACTGATGATGACAATGAATCTTATCCAGAATTCTATGGTCATCTGAGGGAGAATATTGTGAAAGCTGATAAATATCAAATCACTGAGGATGTGGAATCTAAAGTTATTTCCTCTTTTCTCACCTAGAATTTTATGGCACCACAGTCAACAGAGGCATTGCTATTCAACTTGCAGATGGAAATCAAGCATCTACAAGAAGAGTTGCAATCAAAGGACAAAGAGATTGAGAACCTCAAGTCTCTGATTTTCAAACTTCAGGACATCAAAGAATCTAAATGATTGAACTCCCTCCTGGTTTTCCCCACATTGCTCCAGAAGGTTATGAGTATGAAACAGTACAATTTAAACGTAACATTGTTGCTGTGTGGCTTTTATGTCATCGCAGGTTTATCTACAATGCTGGTGCTCCAACACGTACTATCTGGGGATTCTACAATACAAAAACAAATTCCTACTTTGCCCCCATCAATCCAAAAACAGTAGGGAAAGAAGTTAAGATAGAAGATACCAGAAACTATACATCTATGCCAATTCATCTGAATCCACTGGAGGCAGCATTTATATGAAATTGAATGAGGGAGACTTTGTTGAATACAAAAGTCACAGAGGTGTCATTGATTTTATCTGTGAACATTACTGTGTGTTACAACTCCCTCCCAATGGCAACAGGTCTGCTCCCAGGCTGCTAATATACAAGGAGTTTCAGGAGAGCATCAGTGTCCTAGAGTCCAAAGCAGTCACCATCAAACAACTTCAAATCATTTCCTGAAAATCATGTCCATCGTCCAAGAAATGCTTGACCTCAAGACTCAGGTTGTTCGCCATCAAAACCTGGTCTGGACTTCTGAGCAGAAAACCCGCTATGCACAACTGCTTGATATGCGTCGACAGCAAGTGAAAGACTGGTACAAAGAGGGTAAGGTCTGGGTTGGTCCCTCTCTGGCAGGCAAGGCAAAGGAAGAGGAAGACTGAAAACTGATTCTTGACACATTGGGTTGGGGGTGCTATTCTGAGGCATCTCCAACCCTTTTTCTTTGAGACACTGATGCAACTCCGTCCCCACCAGCAGAAAGCAGTTGATGCCCTGTCCAAGTACAGGATTGGTCAGTGCATTTTTCCTACAGGTGCAGGTAAGACCCTAGTTGGCATCATGGATGCTGTGAGGCAGTTTGAGTCTGAGGAACAGAAGACCATTGTGGTTGTTGCTCCCAGAATCCTGCTTGCTGAGCAGTTGTCAGCAGAATACCTTGAGCACATTACTGATGTTCAGGTGATGCACGTCCACAGTGGTGAGACCCATCACTTCAGGACCACAAAGGTCAGGCAGATTCAGTGGCACGACATCCTGTGTAATGCATCAGGTGCTCATCAGTTGATTTTCACCACCTATCACTCCCTCCACAAGGTTCAAGAGGCAGGGATTGATGTGGATACCATCTATTTTGATGAGGCACACAATAGTGTCAAGAGGAACTTCTTTCCTGCTGTTGAGCACTTCTCTCAGGAGGCAAGCAGGTGCTATTACTTCACTGCCACACCAAAGCACAGTGTCACCATTGCCAAACCAGGTATGAATGACTCTGAAGTGTATGGTCAGGTCATTGCAGAGGTTCCTGCTACCCAGATGGTAGAAGAGGGTTACATCCTCCCTCCTAAGGTGGTTGTGAAGCAACTAGAGATGGTTCAGGACAAGCAGATGGTTGCAGAGCGTGATGCTAGCAATATGCTTGAGACTATTGATGACAATTCTCTCAGCAAGATTCTCATCTGTGCTAGGTCCACCAAGCAAATCATCAAACTTGTATCAGAGTCTGACTTCTGTCAGCAACTGTACTACAGGGGATATTCTTGGATGTATATCACATCTAAGACTGGTGCTGTGATTGATGGTAAGAGGGTTGACAGGGAAGAGTTCTTTGATACCCTCAATGCTTGGGGTAAGGATCCTGAGAAGCAATTTGTGGTTATGCACCATAGCATCCTTGCAGAGGGCATCAATGTGAGTGGTCTTGAGGCAGTGCTGTTTATGCGCAATATGGACTATATTGGCATCAGTCAGACCATTGGCAGGGTTATCAGACTGGGTGGTGCTTCCAAGCAGTTTGGGTTGGTGTGTGTACCAGTCTATGATAAAGTGGGCATTGGCACTGCTAAGAGTGTGCAAGCAGTGGTGGACACTGTATTTGAGAAGGGTGAGGCAGCAGTTTCAGTAGTGAGGCGTTGATGAAGTATCTACAATTTGAACATCCTACTATTCTTGATCCTAAACCAGGTTCACCAGGATTCATTGTGGGAAAGAATTGGAATGACCAGGAGATGGTTGCTGCTGTCCCTGTAATAGGCAGCAGAACACAATTAGCAATCATCTACAAGGGTTCTGTGGTAAAGTATTGTAGGAACTTTGAGTCTGCAAAGAACTATATCAATAAACTCAGGAAGAATAAATAGGTTGATAGAATAAGTCCAGAGAATGAAGACCTTTAAGCAGTTTCAAGAACAGAGTGGCATTGCTGCTACACCTGTGACTGGTACTACCATTGGCGGTGGTGGTGACTACACTAAAAGTCAACAACAATCACTGACAGATAGACTGAATAAAAGTCTAGATGAATTTGGTGAAAAGAGAAGGAAGAGAAAGGAGGAAGAAAAACAGGAAGACGAAAGAGAGGAGAGAGCAAAACAAAGAGCGGCAGAAAAGGCAGCAGATAAGAAAGAAAGAGAAGAAAAGGCTACTGCAAAGGAAGCACAAAGACAAAAGGAAAGGGCAGAGGATAAGGCAGAGAGAGCAGCAAAGGATAGAACTAGAGAGAAGTTGAAAGCAGCAAAAGCAGAGCTCAAGCAAATGAAAGCACAGGCAAAATTCCAAGCAAGCACTTCAAGCACTCCTAGCACCTAGTGGACACTTGAAGAACTGGTTGGATTTCCCTAGAACCCCTTGACAAATGTCTTGGGGTTTTCTAGTATAGATGTGTTCAAAACCAATTGCCTATGGACATCAAAATCGCTCAGCAAGTGCTGGACTCCAAGCAAGTAGAAGCACAGGAGATTCCCTATGTGGACCTTCTGAAGCAGCACCTTGCTATGGACAACAACAAGCTGAGGGAGGACTTTGTTTGTTCCATTCTAGGTTACACTCCTTCCTATGGTGGCAAGGGGTATCCTGATGGCTACAAGCCTGATGGCACCTGTGTGGACAACAAGTCTGGTCCCAACATTATCTTCCCTGATGGTGCCACTGCCATTGCATCCAAGACTGATTGGGATGTGCTGGTTCACCAGTTTACCACTGATGGCAAACTGATTTATGTGGCAGAGGTAAAGGTGTTGGAGATTATGGACGAACTGGTAGAGAGTTCTGTCAAACTCAGTAAGAAGGGTGGGCGTGTCTCCCCTATGGTTCCTCCCTCTGTGTGGCTCCATAAACCCTCTACCAAAGTGCTCTACAAGAACCCTCATCTCTTTGAGTGCAAGAAGAATGGCACTCTTAAGAAGTTCTATAAAGAGTTGGATGCCCTCCCTGTGCCAGCTGAGGCACTGGTCTAGAACCCATAGCACCCCTCTCTGGGGTGCTACACTATTCAAGTAATCAAAGGAACCACCCCAATGAGCAACAAGCAAAAGCAAAAGTGTGTGGATCAGATGGGTGAGCAGATCTTTGAGAGGTTTGCTCACTTCATTGAGATTGAGGATGTGGACACTGCACGTGCTCTGCATGAAGAGTGGAATGTGAATGGACAAGACCCTGAGGATGGGTCTTATGAGTTTATGTTCATCAATGACCTCACTGCTGCTTGAGATGCAAACCTTCATTGAGATCAAGAAAACCTCTCGCACTGGTCGCTATGGCAGGGACATCAAGTGTCCTCACTGTGGTACTGTTAAGAAGGTTTACCACTTTGCTTGGTCTGCTGTAGGGTGTCAAGGGTGTGGTAAGATGGTTGAGAAGTATGACTTCCTGATGGAGGCAAAATGACACTTCCTCAACTGGTCTACAACTGGATGCTCAAGCAACTGGGCATCCTATAATTTCAAAGTAATCAAGGAAACCCAATGGGAACCCGAGCACGCATTGGCATTGAACTCAAGGATGGCAGTGTCCTGTCTGCCTACCACCACTGGGATGGATATCCTGAGTGGTTGGGCAAGATGCTGAAGACCCACTTCAACTCTAAAGAAGCAGCAGCAGAGTTGATTGATGGTGGTGATATGTCATCCTGCTGGACCAACTGTGGTTGGCAGAATGAGACACGACCTGAGACAGGTCCTATGTACTACTCTGAGCGTGGTGAGAGCTGCCCTCCTCAAGTGTCCCCCAGTGTTGAGGATTACATCCTTGATGGTGAGGACTATGGATACCTCTGGAAGGATGGTCAGTGGGTCTGCTATGATGCTAAGGAGTGGTCTGACACCTACCAGCAAGTTGTGCCCATTCCTGCCTGATGCTACTCCTTCCTCCTGCTAACTGGGGACCACCCTTCAATCCACCTGCACCTGATGCAGTTCTGGAACTGGTCCCCACTCCACCCCCTAAGGGACCTGTTCCCTGTGCTAAACTGATTGCAGTTCAACCATCCTGAACCAATGAACGACTTCCTCTTTGAGATCCCTGAACTTGCTGCTGAGGTCATGGACATTGACCTGAGTGAACTGGAAGAAGAGATGAGTGAGTACCACAACTTCTCTATGGAACAATACCTGAACTCCAACATTGATTATTGATGAACCATAAGATCCTCTCCCTTGATATGGTGGCAGACCTCTTCCTCTTTATGGATGAGCATCCACAAGCAGACCTTGAAGACTGTGTGGACTTCCTCTGTGATGTCTTCCATCTTCCGTGGACTACTGATCTGATGGATGAGGTCTTTGATTATGCTTGTGACAGTGTGTACTCTACCAAGTACTATGCTCTGGCTAATTAGTCAGATCTCAGACTAAAATTAGTCAAGTTTTGATTCTAGGATCTTTAGTCAGATCCTAGAATTTTTTTAGTCAGAAATTAGTCAGAAATTTGCCAAGTTCTAATTAGTCAGAAATTAGTGGAAAATTAGTCAAAAATTAGTCAAAAATTTGCCAAGTTTTCTTCCCTTGTAAAATCCAATATCTGCCCCTATGGTCTCCCTTTATGTCCCCTTTGCTTGTCCTATAGACTGACCTATGCTGTTCCCTTGAGCAAACTGTACAGCATAGCATAGGCACAGGGTAGAATATGGCAAACTGATTTTATGGCGTTTCCCTTATATCCCTTCTCTTGCCCCTTTGGGTTCCCTTAGGTTTTTTTTTTCTTCCCCCCCCTTGATGCTGCTGGGGGGGTGGACCTTGATTGGTTCTTTGAGAGAGTTTTTTTTTTCTTGGGCGATTCCTGGTGATTTGCTTGGAACCTTGAACCCTGAGAGTTTTTTTTTTCTTTTTTCTTTTTTTCTTCTTGATATTGCAACTCATTTGCAATAAGATGAGAAACTATAAAGATATAAACAATAGATGAAAAGAACAAACTTAGAAAATAAGTATATAATCAATAATCCTTGATTACATAGTTACGCTGTCATTCCCTCATTGATCGCATAAGGATATAATCAGGATTTGTTTTCCTACGACCAAACGAAAATAAGGATTTGGTATTTTAGTTTGGTGGTACGAAAATAATGTTTGGGCGATTCTCTACAGTATTAAGAGAACCTTTAGTGCCCTGCTGAACCTGTTCGCCATAGACATTTCTGGGATTTGGTATCCCAGACCACACAACTTTCTTCAGGTTTGAAGGTTCCCAATGAGTGTAAGTGCCTAATCCAGATAGGCAACCCCACTTCAGGTTTTATTCAGGTTTCTTGCTGAATCTTGTAACTGAGATAAATCTGAGACTCCCAAGATGGGACTCTTCATTATCTCTTAAGATTCAGACTTTAGGTGCTTTGAGATACAATAAGGTTTGTAAAACCCTTGCAGCGCAAGGGATCTGCCCCTTATTCTGGTTGCCCACAGGCAACCACCAGAGCACCCCTAAGGATGAATCAAGACCCCATCAGCAGGCACTCAGGTGCCTCTGGTGTCTCATCTGAACCCACATCTGGGTTCCCTGCTGCCTATCTCTGTCTGCTGCCCAGTGGGGTCAGGATGGAAGCAAAGGGAACCAGAATCAAGGGCGCTTTTTCAGTGGAGATCCACAGTACCTAAAATGGGATGCCAAGTCAAGCAAAATCGCCAGTTTGGCAACTGGCACAGTGGTTGACTATAAAAACTGATTTTTTGGTTCTGAGATGCAAGGGTGTTATGACACCAGTAGCACAGATGAAAATGCAGAAAAAACAGTTCTTGTAATTTAGATGCACTCCAAGTTGTCTATGCTATTGTTCAGAGGATTTCCATCCTTATGACAGATTTTCTTGCCATAAGGATCTTCCTTATAGAATAAACACCAGGCAACTCTTGTTGCTGAATAATATGTTGAGTGCACACAAATCATCCTTTGATTATCTTTTTTATTGATATATCCTGCTACATCTCCTATATTTGTTCTCTGAGATGTTTTAACTCTCCATAGCAGTTCCCCTGTTCTTGGATTGTAATCAAAGAGATGATCAAGAACTTCTAGGGGTGGAAGTCTCCTAATAGTTTTCATTGGAGTATGGTGGCATCTGTTGAAATCTTAACAATCCAGTCAAGGGGGGTTGACTCTTGAGCACTCTGTCCTCTATTGTCTGGGGGTAGTCCTTCAGGGAGACCTGGCATCCAAATGAGTTATCCCACTAGATTTGATATTGTCTGTGAGAATCCTCTGCAATACTTTAACATTGCAGGAGAAATGGTGCCACATTATGTGACGCCAGGTGCAATCTATTCTGTGGATTCAGAGGGAACACTTTACTACATCCCCAGAATCAAAAAGGGTGCTAGCAACTATTTTGACGTTCAAGAAGTTGCAGAAGTTGAGTATAGTTTTGAAAATGAGAATGATGAAGAGTTTATCAAAAACATTCATTCATTTTTGATTTTAGAGGCAAGGCATCAGGGCAACTATTTCAAGAGACCTGTAAAGAGAGGCAGACCCAAGAAGGCAAAATAAGTTTTGTGAAGGGGGGTTGACAGGAGTCTCCCCCATCCTTATTATGTGTTCAGTTCTAAGGGAGACCTTAAGTCCAATGGATGTTACAAAGAGAGAGATCATCATTCCTCTCATCATAGGGGGACTGTTAGGAGTTTCAGTTGCAAGACTGCAAGGATTTGGGATTAAGAAGAGTCCTGCACCTATTCAACTTGAAGTCCTTCCCTACAAGCAAAAATAATGTCTACAGCAACTTTTGCCACTCAACCTAGACATTGGTTGAACTTTTCTGATGATGACTG